AATTTGACTTTAAAGAAAGTAACCAAAGAAGATAATAACGAGATTAAGTTATTAGCTTATGCTAGACCTCACGTTGCTATCGAGGACAATAATGGAAACATTATGCTTATGGGATTAGAACACGGTGCAGATGTTTCTGGTGGAACTGTAGCTACAGGAGCTGCTATGGGTGACTTGAATGGATACACACTAACGTTTACCACTCAAGAAAAGAAACCTGCTAACTTTATAGCATCTACTGATCCAACAGCAGCGACTTATCCATTTGACGGAATGAGTAGTGCGACTCCAACAATTGTTGAAGGAACTAACTAATAATTGATTTAATGCAAAAGAAGAGGTTGATAGAAATATCAGCCTTTTTTTTTGAACACGAAACAGCTTTTTTAGTTATACTTATATGATTAGGTTACTACCAAATACAGAGTCTCAGACGATAAATATAATTCCTAGAGAATACATAATTGCTAGTGATCTTAGTTTGTACATTCGTGAAGATGGAACTGGTAAATCAGAGACTTTAAGCGACTTAACATCTGTTGTGAATGGCAACTACCTAGACATAGATTGTACATTCAGTATTCTATCTGAGGATAGCAGTTACTTTATAGAATTAACTCAAGAAGACACGTTACTATATAGAGACAAGGTATATTGCACCTCTCAGGTAGATGAAACGGTTTCGCATACTTTAAACCAAGGCAAATATCAGCCATACGCAGGAACTGGTTCAGATCAAGATCAACAATATATTATAATATGAGCAGGAAAAACATAAAACGAAGTAGAAATATTAGTAAGCCTAAAGAGGTGAATCCTAATAGTATGAAGTTCGTTAATCTATCAGGATATGAGATTCCTGAAGTGAAGGAGTATAGTCGAAATGATTGGGTGGATTATGGAGATAACAATGATTATTTCTCTGAATTAATTGAAAGATATCTTGGTAGTCCCACTAATTCCAGATGTATCAATGGAATTGTTGATATGATATACGGAAGGGGATTAAATGCCACTGACTCCACTGAGAAACCTGAGATGTTTGGTAAGATGAAATCTATTCTAAAACCAAATGATGTTAAGAGGATAGTTAATGATCTAAAAATGCTAGGTCAAGCAGCTATTCAGGTGGTATATAAGGCAGGAAAGAGAGAAATATCTGGATTGTATCATTTTCCAATGGAGACTTTAAGGGCTGAGAAAGCTAAAGAGGGAAGGGTTAAAGGATATTATTATCATCCAGATTGGTCTAACATAAAGCCTAACGATAAACCTAAGAGAATACCGTCTTTTAAGAATGGAAGTAGATCTGAAAAGGTAGAAATATATTGTGTTAAGCCTTACCGAGCAGGTTTCTATTACTATTCACCTGTAGATTATCAAGGATGCCTTCAATATTGTTCTTTAGAAGAAGAGGTGTCTAACTATCATTTAAACAATATAAAGAACGGATTACAACCTTCCTTACTACTTAATTTTAATAATGGAATACCTACTGACGATATTCAGGAATTAATAGAGAGAAAGATTTACGATAAATTCAGTGTTTCCTCTAATGCAGGTAGATTCATACTAGCATTTAATGAAAGTGCAGAAAGCCAATCCTCTGTAGAGCCTATCCATTTACCAGACGCTCACGCACAGTATGATTTCCTAGCAAAAGAGAGTAGAGAGAAGATAATGATAGGACACGGAGTAGTTTCTCCTATACTATTAGGTATAAAAGACAATACTGGCTTTGGAAATAATGCGGAAGAGCTTAGAACAGCTTCTATCCTTATGGATAATATCGTTATCAGACCTTTTCAAACTCTGCTGATAGATGCCTTTAAGGAATTACTGTCATTTAACGGAATATTCCTAGAATTATATTTTACAACTCTTCAGCCTATAGAATTTACTGAATTAGATAATATCGCAACGAAGATAAAAAGAGAGGAAGAGACAGGCGAAAAATTATCTTCAGAAGAGGTTGATCTCATAGAAAGTGAAGAAGTTACAGGCTCAGAACCTACAGAAGAAGAATAAGATATGAAAGCACTATTTATAACTATAAAGGAATTAAAAAGGAAATCTATATTTGATGGAAACATAGATGGAGATAAGCTGATTCAATTTATTGAGGTTGCTCAAGACACTAATATTCAAACCTACTTAGGCACTAAATTGTATGACAAACTTCAAGAGGATGTTATTAATGGAAGTGTAGAGGGGGATTATCTTACTCTTATAAACGACTACGTTAAGCCGATGTTGATCTGGTACACTCAGGCTTCATACATTCCTTACGCTGCCTATCAAATATCCAATGGAGGTGTTTTTAAACACAACTCTGAAAATTCAACATCCGTAGATGCTTCAGAGATAAGGACATTAACTGAACACGCTACAGAAACTGCTGAATTTTATACGCAGAGATTTGTCGATTATATGAATTACAACAGTCATTTATACCCTGAATTTATAAGTAATCAAGATGAGGGGATGTATCCACATAGAGATGTAAATTTCACAGGATGGGTATTGTAGATTATAAAAAAAAGAGGGTTTATAAACCTAAAAAAGAAAACGAAAGTAAACTCAATACATATTTGAAAAACAAGATCAAAAATGGCAAATTCAATAAACTGGGGTAAAATATACGAGTCAACTTATTGGGGTAGTGGCGTTGCAGATAATACAATAAATTGGGGTAAGTCTTATCGTGATTTAGCGGGTGATCCTGCACCGTTTATTACAGAATGGGAAACAGAATTTTCTCCACAAACAATTACAATACCTATCCAAACAGCTAATACTTATACGATAACTACTTCGGATGGGCAAGAGATTACAACCAGTGGTAATAATCCAACAGTTGAATTTTCAACAGCAGGAACTTATGAAGTATCTATAAGTGGAGACATACAACGAATATTTTTTAATAATACAGGAGACTTAGCCAATATACTCGATATTAAGCAATGGGGAACAGATACTACTTGGACTTCTTTTTCTGGTGCTTTTTACGGTTGTTCTAGGTTAAATGTATCAGCGTCTGACGTTCCTAATATAACAGCAACTAGTTTATTAAACGCGTTTAGAGGTTGTGATTTAACAACCTTTAATAGTGTAAATAATTGGGATGTAAGTAGTGCTCAATTTATGGGAGGAATATTTAGAGATTCTTCTTTCAATCAAGATATTGGCAATTGGGATGTAAGCAGTGTTATTTCACTCGCACTGTCATTTGATAATGCACCATTTAATCAAGATATCGGAAATTGGGATGTAAGTAATGCTACAAATATGCTTCGGATGTTTCAAGATAACGATGCGTTCGATCAAGATATTAGTGGTTGGGACATTACAAACGTTACTAATTTTGGTAACTTTATGTTAGGTGGGACTCTTTCCACATCTAATTATGATGCATTACTTAACGGATGGTACAGCACCTTAAAAGCTATTTATGTTGATCCAGCAAGTCCTCCATCATATCCGGGCGATGGTTTAAGTATTCATTTTGGTAATTCAGTATCTTCATCAGCAGGATCAGCATCAAGAGCAGCATTACAGCAATCTCCGTTCAACTGGACGATCGCAGATGGAACTCCTTAAAAAATAAATAAATAATATGGCAGAAGTAATAAGTTTAAGAAATACAAAAGTAAAATTTCCAGATACAAATGTTTGGTGTGTTATTTGGAATGACGAAAGAACTGAGGTAAAAGGGTACATCTCAATAGCTACTACACAGGTAATAGCTACTAAATGGAGTGAAATCGATTACTACGATTCTGAGTCTGAATGGTTAGAAATACTATCTCAAAATGGAATAGATGTTTCTAGCTTTAATGATGAATAAATGGAAGATTTGAAGATAGCAATAACGAACCTACTAGCTTTAGGATTTAGTATCTCAGATGCGAATCCTTATTTACAATCAATATCACTAACACTAGCGATCGTTTATACTACGATAAGTATTTATAAAAAGCTAAAAAAATGAAATTACCAAAAAACGGAGTAGCAAAGGAAATAAGATCATACTCAGGAGCGTTATTAATATTTTTATTTATAGTTGCTTTAGTTATTGTATTCATTCAATATCCTGTACTGGAATCAAATAAAGAGGTTGTGATGATGTTAGTCGGTACTTTGTCGGCTAGTCTAGCAATGGTTATAAGTACAATCACAGGAAGCAAACCAGACGATATAAACGAACTAAAAGCAACTATCGAAAAAAGAGACAATCAAATAAACATTTTAGTAGAATCAAAAGATAGATTAGAAGAAATGGTTATAAATTTACAAAAGGAAATGTTGCAGAATCAGGATAATATGATGGATAAAATAATCCTAAAAGCTGCAATGGACTTTGACGATAATAAGCAACATAATTCTAATAAAGAAAAAAAATAGACTTAATAAGAAATATAATACCAATGGAAAAAATAAAAGAAACAGCTAATAGATTAATTAAAAAGTTTAAAATATGGGTTTATTTAAACTGGAACTCAGGTAGTCTTTTCCACAAAGGTAAATTAATCTTTATGGCTGGGGCACTGTTGTTAATTTTATTAGGTTTAATCACGTGGTAATGTTACATTTTAGTACTTATGAATTTGACTGCCCAAGTTTACCAAATAGCGGTATAAATATGGACAAGTCTTTTTTAAGGATGTTAGATCAAGCTAGAAGTATCGCAGGTATTCCTTTTACAATAACAAGTGGTTTTAGAAGTAAAGAGTATAATCAGTCTTTAATAGATAGAGGATATAAAGCGTCTAAAAACTCAAGCCATTTAGTAGGTAAAGCAGCTGATATAAAAGTAAGAAACGGAGAGGAAAGGTATATCATTTTAAATGCTTTAATCAAATCAGGATTTAAACGCATAGGGGTAGATAAAGGTTTTATTCATTGTGATAATGATTCTTTAGATCAGGGAGGTACAAAAAACAATTCTGTTTGGACATATTAAATGTGGAAGGTATTACTAGGTTTATTAAAAGGAGGAGACGGTAGAAAGTCAGTCGCAGGTAATTTAGCTTGGGAAGTAAGAGAGGCAATAAAAGGAAAAGAATTAGATCCAAATGAACTTATATCATTACAAACAAAGATTAATGAAATTGAAGCTCAACATAGAACAGTTTTTGTCGCAGGATGGCGTCCTGCTACCGGTTGGGTTTCTTGTATCGCATTGGCTTATAACTTTGTTATTCGCGATTTACTTATTTGGTTAATAGATCCAGAAATAGTTCCTCCTGCATTACAAATGGAGCATTTAATGACTGTTTTATTAGGTATGTTAGGATTAGGAGGATTAAGAACATACGAGAAGATTAAAGACAAAGTTAAATAAACCAAAAGAAAAGAAAGAAAGCAGAACAACTACAAAGAAGAAAAAAGAAAGAAAAGAAAAAGCCCCCCTAGAAAAACAAACAATCTAAATTTATCTGATCCAACCGTATTCCTACAGAAGTTTTGTAATTTTTAAAGTAGATTTACTGCTACTGTTTTGCAAATGTATCTTTTTTTTATTAAATTTAACTTATGGAATATAAATTTTTTTCATTTGATGAATTTGATTGCCCCACACAACCTAGAAGTGGATATAAGTATATGGATCGAGAATTTATTGATATGCTTGATGAGGCAAGAGATATAGCAGGTGTTAAATTTAAGATAGTTAGTGGATACAGGACCCCTACATACAACAGAAATCATTTTATGGCTTCTACGACTAGTTCCCACTTAATTGGCAGAGCAGCCCATATAGAGTGTGTAAATTCAAAGAAACGTATTAAAATCATTGAGGCTTTATCTATGG